ATAGCTGCAGCACAAGTAATAGCCATTCTTGTTCCAGTAGAAGTTCTATCTGCAATAATTTGATAATACCTCTGACATCTTGCTAAATTCACATCAACAGGCAAGAACTCAAAATCAGATGCTGATGTTCCAGCTTCTAATTGTATTCCTGTAATATACCAATCATTTGATGTGCTATCTCCAAGATTAACTTGACCTACTGCTCTATTTGCAGCTACTTGAGAACCCCAGTTTGTTTGTAAAGTTCCAGATGTATTACTGCTTCCAGCAGCTAACCATAAATTTAATTCTAAACTACTTCCATTGTCATTGCCAAAAGCACCAGAAGTATCTCCTGGATAAGTTATGGTTTTCTTTTCCCAAGTGTCAGCAGATGAAATTGTATAAGACTTTGAGATATTTCTAGTGTTATCTATATCTCTAAATTCAGCAATATAAGTTCCTGTTTTTGCAGACTTAACCCAAAACGAAAGTGTAAAACTTTCAGCATTTGATGTACCTTTTTTTAAATATTGTAAATTCTGACCTTCAAATCTTTGTGTTATATGAAGATAGCCACCGCTTCCAGTTGCTGTGCAATCCATTTTTAAAGACTTTGCAAAACCTTGACCAGTTGGAACATCTGTTGATTGAGATTGTGTCCAAGTTCCATTGCTTCCTAATTCGGTAGCATATCTGTCTATTGTTTGATATGTGCTACTTGAAGTAAGAGAAGAAACCGAAGTCGATCTTTGACTTAAACTCATGTCACCATTAATTATTATATTCCTAAAATTAATATTATCAGCAATCAAACTTTGAGACATTTGATTCTCTACCATGTTTGCTAAATCTATTTTACTTAATGCCATAATCTATGCTCCTATTAATTTATATCCTAAAAATTCTGATCTTGAAGTGTTTGCAGTTAATGTTCCACCACTATCTTGTCTACCATATATTTCTACATAATCTCCAGCAGATAAATTCATAACTGTACAATTTGCCATGTACACTGTTAAACTACCAGAAGAAGAAGTGCTTGTTAGATTTTGAGTAAACTCAACATTAGATCCATTTTTATAAAATCTTACTGTTGCATACTGTTGGTCAGAAAGAGCTAAAGCATATTGAGCTTTAAAAAAATATTTTCCTGCTTCGCCAGAGGGAACTGTAAATCTATAATTGGATGTATCATAGGCACTATCTGTATCATAAACTTCGGTTCCAAATTCTAATTTTACAATTGCACCATTACTCATTGATGTAGCGTTTGATAGAGTTGCTCTAAAAGCTGGAGTGTTTTTAATTCCACTTGCATTAGGAGTCACAACACCTGCACCATCAGACGTTAAAATGCTGTTACCGCCGAAGTCCTGTAGTTGATTTGCTTTTATAATTGATGCCATAATTTTCCTATTCTATAATTTTAAATCCATACATCCAGGTATCTTTAGCATTAGTGCCACCTCTTATTGTTTGTGTAGTCCCACTTTGTTGATAAAGATAAGCATCAACAGTGTCATTTGCTGAAAATGCTTTTACAAAACTTCCTGTCACTGCACCATATGCACTAGCAGTTCCATGTTCTAAATCCCTAATCCCACTCCCATTTAATCTTACTTCTAATAATAATCTTGCACCAGTAAAATTAGATTTTCTAACTTGAAAAGAAAAGAAATATTTACCAGCTTCAGGAATAGTGTATGTGTTTGTGGATGTGTTGAATCCACTTCCTACATCAAATAATTCAGCATCATAAGCTACTTTTGTAAACGAAGTATCATTAATACTACCCTGATTAGCTTCTAAATAAGCAAAAAAAGCTGGAGTGTTAACACCACCAACCCCTGTCTGTGTTGCACTAGACATGTTAACAGTTACACCTGATGGTACTGTAAACGTATCCCCAGAACTACCCAGGGTTACTGTGCCGTTGTCAGCTATTGGTTCTATATTTGTTGTTTTAATTGTTCCCATAATATTCCTATGTAATTAATTTGTATCCTAAAAATCTGGTATATTTTGCAGATGAATCATAATTTATAGTAACATCACCTCCAGTATTTTGTCTTATATATAATTCATAATAATCATCTGTATCTGCTAAATCTATTACACTAGTAGTTGACGCATAAGTATTATTAGTTCCTTCAGCCACAACTTGTGACCAAGAAATTAAAGAACCATTTTTGTAAATCATAGATTGAAGATATTTTCCAGCAGATGCAATATTAACATTAGTAGTACCTTCTAAATAATAATATCCAGCTACTGCTGGTGTAAATTTATTATCTGCAAATGTACTGCTTGTATCGTAAACATCTGCTAATCCTGTTACTTTTGTAGAAGTACCACTTGAAAGAGTTTGTGCAGCAGTTTTGTTAGCTAAAAAAAATGGAGTATTGGCTCCACCAACACCTGTTTGAGTAGCATTTGATAAGTTAATCGTTGCTCCACTTGGAATAGTAATAGTATCTCCTGAACTACCTATCTCTAAACTTGTTCCTGATTGTGGGTCTACTTTATCTACAAATAATGTTGCCATATTATACTACCGTTAATGTTCCATTCACTGTGACTGTTGCTGTAAAAGATACTGGACCACATAACATCATGTTGTCCGTTGCAGCAACTGTTATTGATTCTGAAACTGTTGCTAAATTTTTATAACCACCATTGATTGCAGAAATCATTCCTGCTTGAATACTGTTTGCTCCTGGTTCAACATTACCAACTGATTTACCTTGGAACACTACATAGATATTTCCAGTTCCTGATGGAGGGGCCGCTGTAAAAGCTAAAGTTGTACCACCAGATATTGAGTAAGCTGAAAATGGATCTTGTCTAACGTTTCCAACATAGACTTCTACTTCTGCAGTGTTGGCTACGGCTTGATTTAATGTAAAATTTGTTTCTGAATTATCACCACTGAACTGTTGAGAGTTCATGGTGTTTAAATTTTGTTTCGGTGCATTTCCTACGTACGCCATGATTACTCCTATGAACTTATTGCATCAACTGTAGACATCCAGACACTTAATGAACTTGCAGTATCTGATTGTGCCTTAACTACGTCTCCGTTTTGCATTACTAATTTACTTCCGCCGTCTATAAGCTCGAGCGATCCGCCCGCAACTATCGGCGCATTTTTGATTATGTAGTGGTTTTGAGAACCACCTGTTACTGAAGATGTTATAAATACGTCTGCGTTTATTGTTGATGTTGTTATGTTTGCAAGACGAATAGAAATTATGGCATCGTTAGAATTACTAGTGTGAATAGTTACTGCTGATGTTCCTACGTCCTGATCTCCGAATCTTTTAAAATCTTGTGCCATAATTTATTCCTTATACTATAACGCGATTGCCATTGCAACGGCAAAACCCGCTGTAGCTCCTGCTGTTCCACTAGATGCTGCTGTTACTCTTCCTTTTGCATCTACTGTGATTGATGAATTTGTATAACTAGCTGCTGATACTCCAGAGTTAGCTAGTGTTAATGCTCCGCCAGATGCAATCGTTGCATCACCTGACATATCAACTTCTTCAAAAGATGTGCCATCCGCAACTAATATTTTATTAGCTGTATTTGTTGGTAATTTTAATAACGCACCAACAGTTAAATCTGCTTGTAGACTTACATTATTACTTGCATCTTCAAATACGGCTTTACTAGCTGGTAAAGTACAAAATACATCTTTGGTTCCCGATTGAAAATCAACAACTGAATCTGAATTAGAACTGGAGATAATTGTAGTTCTTTGTAAATTAGTTGTAGAACTTAAAGTTCCTAAACCAACTTCAAACTCACTTGTACCTTGATTAAAGATACAATAGTATGTTGTATTTCCTACACCAATTCCAGTATTGAAAGTTTCAAATCCTGTAACAGGTGTATTATCAATTGCAAAAGTAGTTTGACTAGTTCCAGTCGCCGTACTATTTACTTTTACTCTGTCATTTAAAACCAAAGCCATTTAAAATCCTACGATGTTAAACTAATAATAGCATTACTAGCTGTGCTTGGATCAGGGAACGAAATAGTGAAGTCACCATTCGTTGCTGTCTTTGATCCGCCAAAATCTAAAACTACAACTAACTTATCACCTTGGTCATCATTATATATTGCTGCATACTTTGCAGTAAAAGTTGCGCTTGACCAAGTTACATCTGCAAAGTCTACAGATGTGGTTGCAGTTGTAGCTACAACTGCCTGACTACCTAAATTTTTTCTAGCATAGTTTGAACTACCTGCTGAAGAAACTTCATCGTTAGTTTGTACGACTGTAGTAGATGTTGTATAAGTAGCTGAAATTGTTCCGTCGTATAATGCTATAACAAATTGATCTCCGCCATTCGCAAAATTATGCGTTCCTGACATCAATTCACCTTTAAAAGAAAACGGTACTACGTTTGCCATATTTTATCTCCTTAATATTATGGTGATGGCGAT